AATGGATTGTTTCACTTTAATAGTGACAGAGATCCAAACAATGGAGCTTTATCTAATACGGAACTTTTATTAATTAATGATTTAGCTAATCATAAAGTAAAAGTCTTTGATAAAACAGATGGTGCATACGAAACTGCTTCCGATATAGACTATGGATCAACAGCAACTACGGTAGATTATTATGCTGTAGATGGGCAAGTTCGTGTATCTGCAAATAGTCAAGATAATACAAATAATCAAAACAAATGGTATGGCTATATTAATCGTGTGTATGATTATGGCAATGATGATGTACATGCTCATTTAATACAAAATGTAAATGCTTTTACTGTAGATAATGCATATCCAGCACCATTAAAAAGTGGAACTCATTCATCTCCAGAGGGTTATGGGTATCAAGTAAATCAATTACAAGATTACCAAGTTGGTAATACAGATTTTTATGGTACTCCTAATAGTCAAACAGAATTACTGTTTAATAGAAATGCTTCTATTTGGACTGTTGCAGCAAGTGAAATAACTCCATCTGGTACTAACAAGTTAGATACATTAGCAACAGCATTTAAAACTTCCTATACTGGATGGTCAGATGGTTATGGTCCTCTAGGTTTGTATATGTGGTTTAATCCAGCAGATCAAGGTACAGCTGACGAAGCTGGTGCGAATATTACAGCCTATGCTAATAGCTTAAATAAGAAATATAGTATATGGGTTTCTAATATTTATGATGATCAAGAATCTAACCCTACGCATGTAGGATATATTAAACAACCTCCTACTTTAACAGCAGATAGAAAAAGAAAACTTTATTGGTCTGTTATCGGTAGAATACCAAATAAAAAGAGACAAACAGGTTTTAAGGTTTATTGGGCTATTGATGAAGATGATATAGTGGGTATAAAATATTTATTTATTGAAATAGATTTCGAAAAAGGTATTAGACAGCCAGGTACTGACGTGTATACTAAGATGGGTATGACCGTACAAAATAATTCTGGTAATATTAGTGCTGATGACGAAAAAATGTATGCAACAGGATCTTCTTTTTCCACTAATCTTACACAATCAATAAGAGGTTCTTCTAATATACAAACACTATCTATTCTTGAGCCTTATGTTGAAAGAGGATATAATCCAATTGGTAGGGCTGGTACGTGGTATAAAACATCAGTTATCCTAAATAGAAGAGCATATGTTGGTAATATTAGGTATTATGATATAAATAATAAGTTGCAAACCGCTAATGATACAGTCTTGAAATCAGAAGTAAATGAATTTGACACATTTGATAGAGATAAAAGATTAGACGTAGAAATAAATGATGGTGACGATATTATAAAACTAGCATCAGTAGGTAGTAAATTGTTAGAGTTTAAAAGAAATAGTTTATTTGTTATTAACTGTAGTAGAGACATAGAACAATTAGAGGCTACCTTAAAATATAAAGGTTGTGAAAAAGATTATCATGTAGTTCAAGCGGAAGGATTTGTTGCTTGGTTTAATAAGTATGGAGTATTTCTATATGACGGAGAGCAACTAAGAGATTTATTGATAGGACCTACTGGTCAAAAAAGATTTAAAGATTGGAATACACAGTATTATAGCGATGATGCTTTAATAGGTTATGTTCCAGATAAACAAACATTAATTATAGCAAATCCAGCGATAGGGAGCTTAAATAATAATCCTAGTGGTGGTATACTAGAAATTGATTTAAAGACGCTAGGATGGTCATATAGTGCGTCAAAAGCTAATGCTGTAGATGTATCTAACTTTATTAACGTTAATGATGGAAAGTTGGTGTGGTTTGAAAAAGATGGGAATGATATTGAATTAAAATACTACAATCCAGAACCTTCTTTAAAGGGCGGGGGAAATACTACTGTATCATTAAAGACTCCAGCATTTGATTTTGGAGATCCTAGTAGAGATAAAACTATTACTACGGTATATATTAATTATAAAAATGGTGAAGATATAACTGTAAAAGGATTTACTGATGTAGCAGCAAGTAACGATGGCTCTGCATTTAGCAGTGTTACATTGGGAACATTGGCAGGAAATAATGATACTACCAATAGAAATGCTAAATTTAAGGTAAGAGGTATAACTTCTGCTTTTAAAAAAGTTAAAACATTTGGTTTAGAGTTATCTGGCTCGACAGATCAGCAAGATTTTGAATTGAACGATATGCAAATAGTTCACAGAATAAAGACGGTTAAATAATGGCAAAAGCATTACAAGGAAATAAAAGGAAATATACAGAAAATCTATACAGTGAATCATACGCATCTAATGCGAGTGGTAAAGGTTCTATTGTAAGTACTGCAACAAAAACAAATGACTTAGATCAAAAGGTAAATACGCAAGTAAAGATTACTACTAAACCTGCGAATAGAGACGGATCACCTGGTGATAGAAGATTGGTTAGAGAAGGAGACACTGTGTATATATATTATAAATTAGAATCAGAATGGTTTAAAACCGAATTGGAGAAAGCATAATGGCAAGTTTAATAGATGTAGCTATGGCACAACACGATACAGATGTGTCAAAAGAAGAATTGAAGATGCAACAAAAGATAGAAGGTAGTAAAACGATTAAAGCTTTAGATGATTTTACCGCTATGTCCGAAGGTGCAAAAATGGGTTTGAGCGTATACGATATGGGAGCTAATATAAAATCTGCCGCTCAAGGTTTTAAATTTAGAAGAGATACTAGGAGACAGCATATAGATAAAGGTGTAGAAGGTGGAATGACTAAAAGAGAAGCAAGGCAAAGCTGGCGTGAAAAAGGTAAGCCAGAAGCATTAAAAAAATTAGGAGATGCTAGAAGTTATGCTTCAAAAATGGAGATGGCTGGAAGTGAATTGAGTGAAAGCACTTTAGTATCTATGTATTTAGAGGGAACTAATGTAACATCTACCGCTGTGAATTCTTCAGGTGAGATCGTAGTAATAGACGATAAAGAAAATGGAACTCCAACAAATGCAGGAGATTATACAGACGTGCAAAATATGGGAACTGCAAAAGATGCTATTCCTAATAACTTGCAATATGGACAGCCAGGATATTTTGGAGTTAACATGGTAAATAAATTTCTGAACTGGAGATCTAGAAGAAGAGAAGAAAAAAATAAAGGCGGCGGCGGAGGTGCTGGATAATGTTTGGTTTTTTTAAAAAGAAAGATCCTTTTATGGAAAAACTATTTGAACATTTAAAAGATCGTGAAGGATTTAAGCAAAGTGTTTATTTAGATACATTAGGTAAAGCTACTTGTGGTATTGGACATCTTTTAACTAAAGATGAGAAAGAAAAGTATCCTGTAAAATGTTTAGTACCAAATGATGTTATAGATGAATGGTTTAAACAAGATGTAGATACAGCTTTAAATGCAGGTAGAAGAGATGCTAAAATATTTTGCACAGACAATGATGATGTTATAATAGGTTTAGTATCTGTTAATTATCAGCTAGGTGCTAGTTGGAGTAGAAAATTTCCTAAGACATGGAAACATTTAGCACATAGAGAATATGATGAAGCAATACAAGAGGTGTTATATAAAAATCCACCAGATAAAGAACCATCAAATTGGATTGAGCAAACACCTGTAAGAGTAAAAGATTTTATAAAAACAATTGAATTATTAAAGGAGATTCATAATGGCAAGAGCTGAACAGTTGCAGAAAGCAAACAAAAAAAGAAAGCAAGATGAGTTAGAGCAAAAAATGCACGAAGAAGGAATGGACTCTGGTGTTTATAGAGACGGTTGGGAGTATAAACAATTACCACCAGAGAAGGGTTTATACCACGAGCCAGAAGAAGGCGATGATACAGGTGGAACTATGTACAATGATGATATGGACAAACGTCCAGATACATTAATGGTTAATAAGCCTGAGGTAGATCCTCTAACTAAAGCAAAACGTAAAGCACAGGTTGATATAGCACCTCAATTCGGTGACGTTTTTTGGATGCGTTCTGTATCTCCTAATGTAGATTTTAAAAATTTGAATAAACTTACTAAGAAAAAGGAGAATGTATAATGGGTTGGCAAGTAGCAATGGCAGTAGGTGGTGCAATACTTGGTGGTTTAGGCTCACGAAGAAGAAGACGTGAAGAAAGAGCTAGAAGATCTAGGGAAAAAACTGTTGCACTTAGAACTCAAAAAAGTTTACAAGCATCAGTAACAGATATAAGAAAAAAATATCAGCAAGAAGCTGGATTCATGAGACAGGGTTTTGCAACGCAGCAAATGTCTGGATTACAAGCTTTCGGCGTAGAGATGGAAGGTGCAAATCAACAGATTGGTAGTACGGGTTTGGCTTATGGTGGTGGAGCAGAAAGACGAAAATCTTTATTAGAAGAATCTATGCTTTTACAACAGCAAGACGAACTTACAAACGTGCAAAGAGATTTTGCACAATTAGGTAGACAACAAATGTCAGAAATGAGAGATGTTCAGGTAGGGTTGTTAAACCTAGAAGCACAATCAGCACAGAGAGGTTATAGTATACCTAGTCTGGGAGCTGATTTCATGAAAGGAAAACAAACTAACTTAGGAGGAATGGTATAATGTCAAATTTATCATACACAGACAATTTTTTAAATTCACTTTCTAGAGCTAGCAATAGCGTTACAGGTTTAGTTCAACAAATAAAAGAACCTAGTTACGAAGAAAAGGCTAGAATAGATACTGAATCAGAGAAAAGTATATTAGAAAAACAGGGTGAAGTAAGAAAGGATACTGAAGGTTATTTACTTGGTGAAAAAGCAGGCTTTGATAAGATGCTATTGAACATGGAAAATATGGCTGACTATGAAATAGCAGCATTAAACGCTGTTACTTCTATGAAGATTCAAGGTTTAAAGGGAGAGCAAGCATTAGCTCAATTAAAGCACACAACTGCCGAAGAAATGAGAGATGCCCAATTTCAATCACAAGCTGCATTAGCTGCTGTTGACTTTACTTATGGAAGCTCTATATCTAATCCAGAAGAAAATCAAGGAGAAGGATTCTTCGGTACATTGGGCGGCTTAATACCTGGTCAGGGGACTTATGCTAGATGGGCAAATTGGGATAAGGATAGAACAGAGCAGTCTATGCAAGAATTTAAAGTGCAATCAGACCTTATGAAGACTCAGGGGTATATGATGTTAAAAGAATATAAAGCAAATCCTGACTCTCCAATGGTACAGCAATATAAAAACTTATTATTAGATGGTATTTCTACTGCAGAAAAACTATCTGAAAACTCTGCATATCAAAACTTCGATGATCAGACACAGTATTACAATAGAGAGATGGATACTATGACTAACATGCTGGATATGCTAGAGGACTAATGTTAAATATCTATATAAAGAGTCTAAACAGAAGTTTAGAGAACGGCTCTATTACAGAGTCTATGTATGCTAAACAACTTAAGAACTATTATGATG